TAGTGTTCGTTCAGCCGCAGTTCTTCTAAATTTCCTGTGTCTACCAACTTGAATGCTGAGTCTATAGTCTCAGCCGCTTTCGGCTCGGCTATGTCAAATTCGGTTAATTCTTTGGCTGTATTTCCAACCCTCGCCGGATACTGATCCTGAGCCTTGCTTCCTGCTACTGCCGCTTCAGCCGCTTTCTACCCTTTCTCCTGGGCTTTGTCGTATTACTCCACCAGTTTTGCGCCACCCAGCGGCTCATTGAGCATTGTCTCAGTGAGCGAAACAAAGTCGTCGCCAATCTTGCTGGATAGCTCTGCCAGTTCTTCCAGTGATTGCTTTGCGGCATCCAGCTGCCCGCCGCTGACCAGGTTGAACGCCGCACCGGTTGGGGTGTATTTCGCGAACCCGGCAGCAATCGCACCGGCCTTTGCCAAGTACTCGACGGTATTGGCGCCGACAAGTCCTATTGATCTGGCAGCGAATTTAAACGCGACCTCCACACCGTCTACAGCGTCTATCAGAAACGCCAAGGCCCTTACACTGTCACGCGTGGTTTCTTTAACGGCCTCACCCAGCCCACCGGCAGCCTCTGCGCTATTTAAAAACTCCTCCCCGATAGCTGTGAGAATGGGCGCAAGTTCTACCGTGAGTTGGGCACCGATCCCATCGGCCAACAGACCAAACGCGCCCATGGCATCATTGGCGGCTTCGACCTTTTCAGCATCGATGTTTGACAGGTTCAGGCCGAATATCTCAACCTGCCTTGCCGCCTCGGCTATGACGCCCGGCTCAAGCTGCTGGATTGCGAGTGCACTCGTAAAGGAACTGAGGACCGACGAGGAGGAGCTTAACGACCAGCTCAAGGAGCGCCTGAGCGTACTGCAGAAAGCCTCGGGGCTGACTGCCGACCAGAGAACCGATACTGCCGGACGAATAGCTTCAGCGGCGTTTCAGGACGCACCCCAGTTTGCCGGGCTGGCGCCGGAGGTTGGGGGAGCCTTTGGGGAGCTGGCGAAGATCGACAAGGCCCGGGCAGAACTTGAGGACTGGTATGCCGAACAACTGGGAATGCTGGAGAAATATCGTGCCGAACAGGCGCAGCTGAATGCGCAATGGGATGAGCAGGAGTTAGCACTCAAGCAGGAGCATGAGGACAGACTTGCAGAGATTGAAGGCGCCCGGCAGTTGGCGTCACTTGCCGCAACCGAGGATCTGTTTGGGAACCTTGCCGATATCAGCCGGGAGTTCGCCGGGGAGCAGTCTGGGATATTTAAGGCACTGTTCCTTGTTCAGAAAGCTGCCGCTATTGCTCAATCGCTGGTGGCGATCCAGACCGGTATTGCTCTTGCCGCAGCCAATCCTTTCCCCGCCAACCTGGCCGCGATGGCATCAGTAGCCGCAGCGACGGCAAGTATCGTCGGGAATATCATGGCTGTATCCGTAGGGCAGGCGCACGACGGGATTGATTCGGTTCCAAAGTCTGGATCATGGAACCTGGAGAAAGGCGAACGTGTTGTGACCTCTGAAACATCGGCAAAGCTGGATAGAACCCTGGCTGATGTACAGATGAAGCTGGCCGACAACCGCCCGCAGCAAAGCCAGAATCTTCGCATCGTGAATGCCTTTGATACCGGGATCATTGGGGATTACATGGGTTCCAGTGACGGCGAGGAAGTGATTATGAATGCCGTCCGGCGCAATGCCAGAACCATCAAATCAATGACCCTATGACAGCGCAGATATGGCCATTCAAGCCCAGGGACGGGCTGATAGAATCACTTGACTGGCTCACCGATGTATTCCAGGCCAAAGCCGCAGAGCAGCGGATTGCGTTGCGGGAAGCACCTAGACGTACATTCAATATGGATCACTTCCTGACGGAATATGAGTACTCGGCGGCCCGGGCGATGATCTGGGCGGCACAGGGAGGTGATGGGTTTCTGGTCCCCGACTGGGCGCAGAGTATTGTTATCGGATCTGTTTCCACCGGATCACCTGTTTCAATTTCGGCAGATCTCACAACAACCGATATGGGCGACTCAGCCCTGTTGTGGGAGTCCATTTCGAAGTTTGAACAGGTAACCATCACTAATGACTCAAACGGCGTATCTCTTGCCACTGTCGTCAATGACTATGACGATGCCCGGTTAATACCCCTGTGGGCCGCTTCGTGCCCTGAAGGGCTTTCCGTTGTCCGATCAGGGGGACGGATTGTCGAGGGGTCAGTTGCGATGGTCGTGCGCGAGAATTCCGATCTCGGCCTGTCCACCTATACCCAGTATCGCGGGCTGGATGTCATACCCACCTGCCCGGTGATCGGGGCATCCTCCTTTGATGAGTCCATTGCCTGGCAGGTGACGACGTTTGACAATCAGCAAAGCGTGCCCTATTACCTCAGACAGCGAAGTTACCCCGATACCATATTCCAGATGCGATGGCATGAATTCACCCGGGCCGGATTGTGGGAGGTTCGCCAGTGGCTGCACTCCCGCAGGGGTAGGCAAAAAGCGTTCTGGCTATCGTCGAGGGGTAAGGACTTCGAGCCTGCTGTTAGCATCAGCGGGACGACTGTCACCATCTACGGGCTTTATGGTATTTCTACGCTCGGCAGGACAACCGCGTTCGATATCGACATCACCGCCGTCAATGGCACCAGCTACTATCGAAAAGTGTCATCAGCAACAGCCGGCACTCCGATCGGTGGGCGGTCCACGATCAATATGACGATCGACTCAACCCTGACGCTTTCACTTGCGAACATATCCAGAATATCCGTCATGCGGTGCGCCAGGTTCAATGCCGACAGGATAGAAATATCCCACCGGGCGGCAGGGGGTGCGGCCATCCAGGTTCCCTGTATTGAGATTCCAGAACCATGAGTTATCTGCAGCGAGAATATTCTGTACAGGATGGCGATCCTATATTCCGGTTCCTGTTCGTCCAGGGGGTAGCGGAGTACCGATACAGCACATTGCCCTATATCGTGGGCGATTCATCAGGCACATGGGAACCGGTGTCTCTTGATGTGTCAGAAGTCACCCAGACCAATGAACTGGCGAAGGATTCGGTTAAACTAGCGATCCCGAGGGACAACGCTTTCGCCATGCTGTTCCTCGGTGGTGTTCCAGAGCAGATTACTTCCGTTACGATCTTCAGGGGGCATTCTGGAGACGTAGATGAGGAGTACCAGGTATTTTGGAAAGGTCGGGTATCGGGAACATCGGCGACGGGTGATACAGTCACCATTGAGTGTGAGAACATATTCACATCGATGCGGCGCCCTGGGTTGAGGGCAAGGTACCAGAAGAACTGCCGCCATGCCCTTTACCGGCGAGGGTGCAATATCAACGATTATGATTACGCCGTCGCAGGTGTGGTTACCGCGGCGAGTGGATTTCTGGTCACCATTGACGACCTGGTAGACTCAACAGCCAATATTGCAGACGGCCATTTTACGGGTGGAATGATCGAAACGGGCGACGGGTTCCTGCGGTATATCACTTTGCACTCAGGGACGACTCTCACGCTGGTAAGACCATTCCAGGCACTTGAGGATGAGGTCAATTCATCACCTGGTTATGCCAATGTCATCCTGTACCCCGGGTGTGACCATACGAGAACCACTTGTAAGGCCAAGTTTAATAATCTATCGAACTTCGGCGGGTTCCCATGGATACCGGGCAAGAATCCGTTCGGCAATGATGTGTCCGGTTCAATCGTTTAGAGGTTGATGTATGTGGTTTTTTATCGCCGGTGTCGCAATCGCCCTGCTTGCTTCTTATGCGCTTACACCAAAGCCGCAGAACGCACCACCTGCAGGGATCAATGAGATTGATGTCCCCACCGCAGAAGAGGGCCGCGAGATCCCGGTGTTGTTTGGCTGCAGAAAGATCAAAAGCCCTAACGTGGTATGGTACGGCGATCTGAAAACGGTTCCTATCAAATCCAGTGGCGGTAAGAAATGATCGTTACCATGCGCGATTTGCGTGAGGCCAAGATATGCGGGCGAGGTGCCCGTATCTTTTTTGAAAAACATCAACTGGACTGGCGGGCATTTGTGAAGCAAGGGATAAACTCCGAGGACTTGAGTGCGACACAGGATGCCATGGCATTGCATGTAGTGGAGGTGGCCAATGCCAGGCGGGGGCGGTAGTCAAACAATAGGTTACAAATATAAGCTGGGCATGCACATGGTGCTATGCCATGGGCCAATAGATCAAATTTGCAAAATTGAAGTGGATGGAAGGGTCGCGTGGGATGTTGATGTCGATGACTCGACAGGAAGCACTGGCGGGACGATTACGTTGCCTGACAGTGCTGCCAAACTGTTTGGTGGGGATAAGCGGGAAGGTGGTGTCGGTGGCCTGATTGATGTTGATATGGGCGGCCCTGGACAGGAACAAAACGCATACTTACTCACCCAGCTTGGCGAGGATGTCCCGTCATTTCGTGGTGTGGTATCTATTATCCTCAACCAGTGCTACGTCGGTAACAATCCCTATCTGAAAGCCTGGGCCTTTTGTGCACAAAGAATTCATTTAAGGCAGTACGGGATCGAGCAATGGTACGACGAGAAGGCAGCCATAGGAGACGTCGCGTCAGAGTATACGACCTATACTGTATTGCAGGAATGGTCAGACCCTTATACGGGTGGAGGAACAGGAGAATGGTATGGTGAGCCGACAACCGGAACGCTACCAGTTGCAGCAGGCACATTCGGTACATTCTGGCGCGGCACATCACAAGGTGGAACGCTTACCGAAATAAACAACCCATCAATACCCATTGGTAACGTCTCTCGATATTATGGCAGCATCACTATTCCACCGCTTTATACAAGGGCGTTTATACGGGTCAGAGTTTACCACGACGATTCGATGGATGGTGGCATATCTGTCAATGGCGCAGATCCAATTATTCTCGAACAGGACAGCTATTATTATTCCCACCTTGATATCGTTGTTCCGGCCAATGACGAGTCGAGCGTTGTAAGCTTTTCGTATTCCGTTATTCAGGGCGTGCCCTCTGGGACCACTACAGGATTCGGTGGGGGATACCTCATAACTGTATTAACTCCGGAGGAGTATTATTTAGATAACGGGCCTGGCCCCGGTTCTTTGTGCTCAGATATGAACCCGGCCCACATCGTGCGGGAGTGTTTAACCGATCCCGACTGGGGAATGGGGTATCTCGATGCGGATATCGATGATGCGTCATTCATCTATGCAGCCGATTATCTCTATGATGAGGTGATGGGCATGTCCCTGTTGTGGGACAGGCAGGTTCCGCTGGAGGATTTCATAGCGGAGATCCTGAGACACATCGACGGTGTGCTGTATGTAGACAGGATGACGGGAAAATTTGTCCTGAAGCTGGTGCGGGATGATTATGCGCTGTCTGAATTAACGATACTGGATGAAACCAATATCGCCAGCGTGTCAAATGCACGACGACCAACCATCGGAGAGTTGACCAACTCCATCACTGTCAATTATTACGATGGGGAAACAGGCGAGACGGGAAGCGTAGGGGTACAAGACCAGGCGCTCATCCAGATCCAGAGCGCCACTATTGGTACGACGATTCAATACCCAGGGTTTACCAAGCGCAACATCGCGTCCCGGGTAGCACAGAGGGATTTGAAAGCCCTGTCGATACCGCTACTGAGCGCGGACATTATCGCAAACCGCGAGGCCAGTAATCTGAACGTGGGGGATGCGTTTTTATTCTCCTGGCCTGATTTGTCCATCAGTTCCGTTGTCATGCGCGTCCAGGGACTTGGACTGGGTGATGGGCGTGATAACAGCATCAGCATATCGGCGGTTGAAGACGTATTCAGCCTATCAGCGTACTCGGATGTCATAACCGAAAACCCGGAGGATGGATTGTGGGTTGATCCTGCCGATGGAAGTCCTTTGGCCGCATCGCCACGACTCGCCACCGAGGCGCCGTATTACCAGATAGTGACGGATCAGGGTCAGTTGAATACGGATACGATCCTGGCCGACGACCCCGATGCCGGGTTTACATTGATCGCTGCAGGCCGGCAGGCCAATGAGATAAACGCCACGATCTATACTGACAGCGGCGCCGGGTATGTTGAGCGCGGGACGCTGGATTTCTGTCCGTATGCGTCCACGCTGATTGATGTTGGTTTCACTGATACGCAGATTTATATCGATACGGGAACTGATCTAGATCTGGTAGAGACAGGAACCATCGCGCAGATTGAAGATGAACTGGTGCGGGTTGATGGATTCGACACAGACTCCAACGGCTATCATGTACTGGTGGGCCGGGGGATTCTGGACACCGTCCCAGCCGAACACCCGCTGGATTCAAGCGGCGGGCCGAAGGTTATTTTCTGGGGGTTCTCACCGGAATCGGATGAGATCCAATACACCGCATCGGATTCTGTAAACGTCAAGCTGACGCCGGTATCTGGATCAAATGAAATGGAAGTCGCCGATGTCCCCGGCGAAACGGTGTCGTTCGACTCCAGGGCGATTCGCCCCTATCCACCGGGTGATTTGCGGATCGATGGCATATCCTATCCCACCAATGGATTC